TATTACCACAAAGTTCAACTATTTTATCTCTGACTATATCTGGTTTTCTGCTATGTTCTCTTACTGGTTCATAAACTATTTGATGAACACCCATTGATACTCGTTTGGGTTTTCCCTTTGTAGCAATCAAGCATAACTCAGCATTTGAACGAGTCCAATATCCTAATCCCCAGAAACTATCTAAAGCTTCGTAAGGTAAAAAAGAAGTTTGATTTACATTATATTTTTTATTAGTTTTAATCCATACAAAACCAACTGTTTTATACTCAAAACCCCAACTTTTAATAGTTTCTATACCATCAAGTAATTTAGGGAAAGTAACCCAAACAAATAATATGCAGTTATCATCTGCTAAATCTTTGACAGTAAGATTTTTAATATCTTCTTTAGACATAACATCATAAGGTACTTTTCTTGTAACAGTTTTATCGTTCCAATGTTTAAAATGCCAAGGGGGGTCTGCATATATAATATTATATTTTTTATTAGGAAAATTTATTTGCCTAGACATTGTTTTTTATGAGAACAGTTTTTACCTTCTTCAAAAAAAATACTTCTTGTACCATCTGGATGTTCGTAGAAGCACATATGCTTATCATCTCTATATTCGTATTTTATTAAATCACAATCAGCAACCCTTTTATTAAAATTTTCTATACTTTTTTTAATGGTATCATCATGCTTTTCTTCATTAGCACAAACTATTAAATCTCTCATAATATAATCACAAGCACTATTTATAGTTGCTATTGGATTGTAAGCAATAGTCATCCATATAGCTGATATTAAAGTTTCCATTATTTATTTAAAAAATCATTTGCGGTTACTTCGCCATTTGTTAGTTTATATATTTTTTCTAAATGCTCTTTTCTTGGAAATCTTTGACCATAGAGCCATTTATGAATTGCACTAACAGATAACCCCAATTCATCAGCAAAGTCTTTGTGTGTCTTTCCTGCGTACTTTAAATAGTTATTTAATCTCATAATATTTTTATTATAGTGGTTTAAAAAAAATCATCAAATATAAAACTTGACTATGCACAGATCGTGTTATAACATGGTTTTTTTATAAATGCAACAAAGGGAAATATATGAGAAGTAATTCTCCATTTTTAAATCATAATATAGAACATTTATCAGTAAGTAAGATAAACGCTTGGATATCTAATCCTGCTTCAGTTCTTTATGCAATGGCAGGAGGAGTTGACGATTTTGGACCTTCAGCTTGGAGAGGAAAAGCAGTAGAGGAAGGATTTGAAAAATTAATGTTATCTAATAATTTATCAGTTGAGCAAGTTATTCAAATATCAGAGTCCTCATTTGATACTCAAATTAAATGGGATGGTTTTACAGATGAAAAAATTAATAAGGAAAGAAAGACTATACCTGATTATGTTAAGGCAGGATACAATCATTTTTCAAAATTAGGAGAGCCAACAAGTTGTCAGAAAAGAATATTTTATGAGTTTGATGAATTAGAAATTCCTTTTATTGGATATATAGATTTTGAGTTTGGCAAACAAGGGGATTTTTACCATTGTATAAGAGATTGTAAAACAAGCCAATTTAGTTTGAACAATATAAAAGATTCTTTTGGTAGGCAGTTAGCATTATATGGAGCATCAGCAGGTACAGATATGACAGAACTCTGGATAGATAATGTAACTAGAAAAAGTGTGCAAAATTTAAGATTAGAAGATCCAAAAATGTATTTAGAAAATATAGTAAAAGTCGCTTTAGGATTTAGAAAATTTTTATCTATATCTGGCGACATAGAAGAACTGTTGTCCATGATACAACCAGACTTAGATGATTGGAGATGGGCAAATTCAAAAACTAAAAAACAAGCTAAACAAATATGGAGGTTAGACTATGACGGAGAACAATATTAATAACAATGTACTAAGTTTTGAAAAAGACTTGGTTAATCTTTTAAATGATTTACAGAATCCAATCAAAGACTCTGAGATAACTTACTTGTCTAAAAAAGCTTCAAAGCCTTTTATGTACGCAAGTCTTTCAAGTGTATTGCAAACTGTGAAAGAGATATTGCCCAAGTATAACTTTGCTTTGAGTCAAGCAACAGTACAGAATGAAAATAAAACTATAATACAAACTAGATTAATTCATGCTTCTGGAAAATGGTATACTGACGGAGGAGTTCCTTTGATTGCAAGAAACACTAGTGATCCACACCAATTAGGAAGTTCTATAACCTATGCTAAAAGATATGGATTACTAGCATTGTTAGGATTAGATGGAGATGATGATAATGATGCTTCAGATATGAATAATGTAGACAATATGAAAATTCAACAGAGAGGTTAGTATGGAATATGACAACACAAACAAAGGAGCATTATGGAAAGTAAATCCTGATGCTCCCTATAATGTAATTATGCAAGGCAAAATAAATATGAATGGCTTTGAAAGAAATTGCATATTGATAAAAAGAAAAAATGCACAAGGTCAAGATACATTTGAAGTTTTCGAATCTATAGGCAACATAAAAAAAGTTGCAGAAGAAGAAAAACAAAACGAAAAAGCACCTGACGGAAAAGGAGTTATAGAAGTTAGAAAAATAGATAATACTATGGGTATAGCTTTTTGGAGAAAACAAAAACAAAACGGAGAAGGATTTTTGTCAGTATCATTATCTGAGTATAAAGTAGAAGATAAAAAATCTGATTTTGAAAAAATTAAAGAAACATTTCCGAATAGTAAGATAGTAGATGATAACAGTTTTTGATGTCAAAAAGATACATCAATAAGAAACACTTGCAATGGGTACATAGTCTTGAGTGTTCTATCTATGCCTATTACAAGTACAATAAGAGTCATGTTTACTTGACATACAACGAAGTGGCTCTTAATGAGATGATGGGTAAGTCCATTCTGGAAAGCAATTCCCTTTGTTGTTCAGATAATATACAAGCCCATCATCTCTTAAAACCACACTACTCTATAAGAGCCATGAGCCTGAAAGCAGGAGATAAGGATATTATACCTCTGTGTATGAAATGCCATACAGAACTACATAAAACTGGTAATGAATTAAAATTTTTTTATAATAAAACTGGTAATGAAAATTTTGGAAAAAAGAAAGCAATACAAACTTGGTTAAGTAGTCCTTATTATGAAAAAGAAACCCAAAGTAATAAATGATGGAAATATGTATTGTATAAAATGTGGTAGAAATCCAATTAAAAAAGTTAATAATGCTAAAGAATATGTGTGTTGGAAATGTTTAATAGAATTTTTAAACGAAAGAACAAAATGGAAAATAAAGAAAAAGTAGAACTTTTTAAAAAATTAGTATCTGAGATAGATATAAAAAAATACAATCAAGAAGAATATGTGAAGATTATAAATCTTATATATTTAGATATTTTTAGAGGAGAATTAAATGGCACAAGCAGTTATTAGAGGCACTTACGCAGATTTCAAATTAGTAAAAACTAGAAGTGTAGTTCAAATGATAATTGAAATACCAATAGAAGAAGCAACCAAAGTAACAAACAATTTTGGTATACCAACTCCATCAGAAGAAAAATGGGTTGCAGTAGCATTATTAGATAACAGAAAAGTAGAGGTAAATACCAGAGCAAGTAAAGCTATACAACAAGCAGGTATATTAGGAAGTGATACTGCTTTTGGAACTTGGTTAAAGAATAAAGTGCCAGAAGTAAATCCAAACGAAACAAGAACTATAGTTGATGGCATAAGAGCAATAACAGGAGTCAAAAGTCGTTCTGAATTTACTAGCAATGATACTGCTCTTAAAATATGGGAAAGACTTTATGACGAATACAGAACGGATGCAAAATGAGTATATGCAAAACTCCTTATGATTATGGATATTACTATTTACAACTAGCTAAAAAAAAAGCAAAAGAAAAAAATTTAAATTGGAATTATTTATCAAAATACCAAAGAGATAGATTTCTTGAGATGGTAGAAAATGAAGATAGCGATAGCAAGAATTAGATCATATGTAATTTATCAAAAGCCATTAAATACAGTACTTGATAGCTTTTTTGAAAATTATGTAAAATGGATGAGAGATAATCCACAACATGAGTATCTAACATATAATGTTACTTTTGATGGCACTATGCCTAAGAGGACTCCAGATAGCATAAAAAATGCAGATGTTATTATTATACCAAGTGATAGTGAATTTAGATATCATGGGCAACTACAAATGGACCCTAGAGATTTAGAAAAATCAGAAAAACATATGAATGATATTAGAAAGTATTTTACAAATAAAAAAGTTATAATATGGAGAAGTGATAGAGGAGATAGTAAAGAACTATATCAAAATCAAACATTAAAAAATATAAAACTAAAATCACTAAATATAATAGATGAGATAGATTTTTCTGGAAATATACATGGTATGAAATATCACTTTATAAAAAAATTAAGAAAGCAAGATTTATTTGAACCAAGCAAAGATATTGATTTTGGATATTGGGGAAAAATGAAACCTGCAGAAAAAAACGAAAGAGAAAAAACTCTAAGAAAAATATATAGAGAAGAACACATGAAAAAAGTTTTGATAGGAGGTTTTCCATCTGGAGTTAAAAGAGATAACAAATGGATCAAAGATTGGTATAAATTATATCCATTGTTAAAAAATGTTAGGTCTACCATTTGTTTTAATTGGTTAGATTCTAAAGCAACAACTGCTAGATATATTGAAGCACTAGCTATGAATATTGTTCCTTTTGTCTGGAAAGATTATGACTCTGATAATACTTTTAACATAGAAAATTTTCAAAGAGTAAATAATTTTGATGAATTAAAAAAAAATATATATGAACTCAGAAACGATAATTTTAGAAATGATTTACTCAATAATTGCAAAAAAAATTATAAAAAAGTTTTGTTGTCAGAAGAAAATTATTACCAAGAATTTAAAAAGAAGATGGACAATTGTCTTTAGATAAAAAATGCTACTTATGTGGAAGCACTAAAAAAGTATCATCAACATTTGGTAAATTGAAATGTTTTGATTGTATTCAAAAAAGCAAGACAAACATCAAAGGACATTCAGGTATGATATACAATAAATCTACCTCTATTCAATTTGATATGTTCAATGAAGTATTAACTCTTTTACCAATAAAAAAATCTCATGCGTTATTTGTTAAATGGTATATGGAACATTATCCAAACAGTAAAGGCATAGTTGGAAGAACTTTAAATTATTTGATTTACATAAACAACGAGCCAATTGGTATAATAGGAGGAGCATCTCCTCCATTAAATTATAAATTATTTAGAAAATATTTTGATACAGATAATGATAAAAAATTTTTAAATAATAATGTATTTAGAATCGTTAATAATAAAAATAAAAAAAATCTGGGTACACAAATATTAAAATTATATAGACAGACAATAAAAAAAGATTACGAAAAAAAATATCAAGATACTCTTTTGGGTATAATTACTTTTGTAGAGCCTCCTCGAACTGGTGCTATATATAAGGCTGATAATTGGGATAATCTAGGCTTAACGAAGGGAATATCAGTAAGCAGAAGAGGAGAAGATTGGTATGATAAAAAATATACACAAGGTACAAAAAAATTAATATTTGCATATAAGTACTAAAAAAATTTAATTGATGTGTTGACAATATATACATAATTCATTAATGTTGTATACATATTAAACAACAAAGGGGAATAAAATGAATAATGTAGAAAAATTTACAGAAGATTGTTTTGAGAAATGGGCAAAGAAAAAAAATTGTACTACTGCCCAAGCTAAACAAGAAGTTGAAGATAATAAAAAAGTAGCAAAAGAATTTACTAACTTTATGAATGAAGAATGGAGAAAGGGGGAGTAAAATCCCCCACAACATAGGAGATATAAATGGATAATTTAGAAATAACTCGTATCTTGAAAAATTACGAATACATTATACGCAATCCAAGACATACAAAATATATCGATAAGCAATTTCCAAAAAATGCGTTTTTGCACAATAAAAAAAATCCTTACAAAAAAATTATAGCTGAAATGTATATAGAATTTATTGATGCTAAAAAGATTATTATGGAAGAGGATCTAGTTAGTAATATTTCTGTGAATGATTATATAATGGGAACAGAATTCTTGCCATATTATGACAATCAATTTTTGATTATAGAAAATCCTAATCCAGAACAAAAAGACAATCATATTGGTTTTTGGATAAGAGATAGAAAAGATTATTTTTTAATTTCTTGTTTTATTTGCTTTCCAGACGGATTAGCAAATATGAAAATTGATTGGGGTATAAGCAAGACAAAAAATTTATGGAAACAACATTGGGAAAAAGAAAGCAGTTCACATGGTAATAATAAAGAGTTATTGAAAAGTTGGTTTCCAAAAGATGAAGCTAAGTTTCAATATTACTATGATTGGTGCAAACCTTTTCAAAATTGGGCAATGAAAAATCCAATTGAAAATCCTTATGTTAGAGAACTAGATTTTCAAAATAGGGAAGAAGTATTAATACCATTAAGAGTACATCATTTTATATGGGCATTAAGTAATTTAAAAAATGAAAATAATATTACATTAAAAGATCCAGAAGAAAGACAAGCCAATATAAGAAAAAAAAGACCATTAAGCTTTCAATATAAAATACTAGAAATTACTGATAGCAAGAAAACTAATCTTATTTATAAGAGAAGTGTAAATAAAAATAGCTTTCACGAAGTACGAGGATTCTATAGACACTATAAATCTGGGAAAAGAACTTGGATAAAAAATCATACTAGAGGAGATAAGTCTATAGGTATAATACAAAAAGATTATAAAATTTCAAAACAAAGAAAGGAAATATAAAAATGAAATTTACACTTAAAGAAATATTAGAAGTATGGAAAAAAACATATAATCAAGATATGCACTTTAACCACAGTAAATTTATTCATAATCTAATTATGGAATTTGACAATACAAGAATTAAAAAAGAGGAGAATGAAAATGAATAGACAATATATTATTTTATTTATTGGCATTGTAATAATGGGTTTACTAATTCAAGGATGTTCTGTAAAATATCAGCCAATCATTGACCCAAGAGTGTCTAAGGATTATGCAAATATAACAAGGGATATTTTAGAGTGCAAAGAATTAACAAAAGACTTAGAGCAAAATTGGCTACATTGCACTAGACCATTTGGAGAATCTACCTGCAATAAAAGTTTTAAACAATGCCTTACTGCCAGAGGACATAGTGTCTTAAATTAGGAGATTACATGGAACAACAAATAAAAAAACAAAGAGAGAATATTGCTTCTGCTATTGATATATGTAAAGCAATCAGAAGAAATATTGAATCTAAAAATACATTAGGTGCAGAAGCACAAACAGAATTATTACAAAATAAATTAGAAAGAATGTTAGAAGAGGATTTTTATTATGAAAGTAACTAATTTTTTTAAAGTCAGTTCAGTATTAACAAAACTTGATACTGCTTACAGAAATGCAACCAATGTACAGTTTAAAAAACTGTGGCTTAATAAATGGAACGAATATGCAAAAGATAATTGCAATGGAGCATTAGGTAAGAGAGATTACGATACAGAAAAAAAATTTGAAAATCAAATGTTGAATAATTAAACAAAAAAAGATATAATATCAATATGATTAATACTGCTAAAGAACTAAAAGAATATAGATTAAAAAAAAATCTATCACAACAAAAAGTAGCAACAACATTAGGTTTTTCAAATAGGGCAAGTATTCATTTAATTGAAACTGGTAAAAGAGAATTTCCTGACAGAATAAAAATGTTAATCAATTACATGATTGCAGATGAAAAATTATGAGTTTATGTATACCCCCTTTAATGGGGGGAGAACATGGAATAACTAAAACAGATACAATAAATGAAAGTTTATGTAGAAAGATAATAGACTTACATAAAAAATCTGCTTACAAAACAAGTAAAGTTTTTAATCCAGATGGAACTAAATCAAATATTGTTTCTATTAGGCAGGTTGATGTCTGGAAAATACATGAGCAAGAGGTTTGGCTTGATGAATTTTTGATAGAGCAAGTAGTAAGAGCCAATGAAACATTCAATTATAATTTATCAGGATTATTAGAAAGACCACAACTTTTGCGATACAATGCACCAAATAATTCTTACGATTGGCATAGCGATTTAGGAGTTGGAGATGCTAGTAATAGAAAGATAAGCTGTTCAATACTTCTCAATGATGATTTTTCAGGGGGAGATCTTGAGTTTTTTTTAAATGGTAAACAATTATGCACAATGGAAAAAGGAGATTGCATTTTATTTAGTAGCTTTATTTCTCATAGAGTAACCAGAGTAACAAAAGGACAAAGATGGGCATTAGTTGCTTGGTTTAGTGGACCACAATTTAGATAATTATGAATATAGAAATACAACAATTAATAGATAGACATAGTTGGCATATAAAACATAATAGCGATAATGAAGCTGAAGCTTTAGAAATTTATCTTCAAGCAAAGAAATTATCAAAAAAGCTTAAAATTGATTTATATGACTTCTGGTTTAGATTTTTAAATTAAGACTACATATATAGCCAAAAGAGTCTTTAGAGCTACTGTATGAGCTTTATATCGTCTTATTTTGATGTTTTTGTATCAGTTTTTTTATATTTATCAAAACTTCTCAATCCTGATATTCCTAACATACCAAATAATTAATAGCAAGAGATAAACCACATATCCAACCAATGAGAGGACGCCATGATGATTGAAACCAGTTTCCTTTAGCTTCTGCTTTGTTTACTTCAATTTGTTGAAGTGCTAATTGCTGTGCGTGTTTTTCTGCCATTGTTGATAAATCGTGAGCAAGTTGTGCTTGTTTATCTTTATCTCTAACGAATTTTCCGATTAGCTTTGTTGCAGGTCCAATTAATGCTGTTAATGCCATTTTAATTCCTTACATATTTTCTTTGGATATACTTTTACCCATTTTTTCAATCAGTCTATTTGCTCTATTTGTTGTTTGGGTATACCAC